AACCCTAGCCCATATTTTAGGTTGTGGCTAATTGGGGGATACCTACCCAAACTCTAACACTTGTAACCGTTTCCAAGCGACACTGTGGCGAGAGCTATGGCAGACGATCAAGATGGAAAGCACCTCAAGTCAAAGGCATGCTCTTATCCTAGTCTAGCAACTCTACGGCCCTAATTCGTTACTATGACTCTAGTACATCCTCGACGAGTGTGATTGTTCTGGAGAGGGGCACACCGATGACGACGTGGAAGATAACCCTACTAAAGAAGACGAGGATTTCATCGACGATAAGAGTGTGGACTGTGATCTCGAGGACATCGACGACCATCGAGCAGTCCTTAACCGAGTTCGTCTCGGGGATGAGAAAGGGGTGCAACGACATGGTGACATCGACGGGAAACCAACTCTACGACGCACAGATTCTGATCAACGACACTTCGCCAACGTTATCAGCGGCGGCCTTCGCCAGTACGGTCCTGACAGTCAACCAATGGTGATCGATCTGGATGATAGCCCACCAGCCTCCCCGAGGCTTCAGGTAATCGATGATGTTATATGCCCTGATACGCCTCGCCCTCGACCCACAACTACAACTACAACAACAACTACTACGACAACATCATCACCTCACTCTTCACAATCAGCACCTACTAGCCGTTATGAACAAGAAGCGGCAGTATTCAACTATCCTAACTACCACTGGGATGACGTCGATTGGCAATCAATACGCAGATCTACGGACTACATCCATGACACTCAACCCAAAGCTGCACACTCACCGGTGCCAGTTGCCGACACTACCGAGTCGGAGCTGAAGAAAGGCGTGGTTGAGGATGTCAGTAAAGGAGGTAAAGCCAATCGATTCCAACTACGAAACAAACTCATCGCACTCACCTACCCACAATGCCCACTCGACAAGACCTTCGTCAAAGAAGCACTTGAGAGCAAATGCAGCAAGTGGGGACCATGTGTGGTGGTGTCACAAGAAGATCACAAGAAAACGGATGGTCAACATCTACATTGCTTCATCCAATGTGACAACGCACTCAGCATTCGTGATCAATCGTTTTTCGATATCAACGTCGACAGTGGTGATAAATACCACCCCAACATTCAGGTTGTGAAATGTGCACCAGCATATCTCAAGTACATCACCAAACAAGACAAAGAACCAGCATGCACACTCGGATTAAACATCGCCAAGTATTGCGAAGCAAAGGAAAACAAGAAAGTGCCCGTATCAGCAAAGATCGTGGCAAGAATCCGAGAAGGAGCAACATTGCGAGAAATCCGAAACGACTTCGGCAGTTTCATGATTCTGCATCACAAACAAGTAGCAGAATTCATCAACAAGACACATGAAGATGTCAAACTCAACGAAGCACAAGAGAAGTGGAAGCAGGTTCTTCGTTTCGACGGTGACATGACAGTCAACAACTCATTCACCAACGCAAGAGTAGCAGGATGGCTCAACGACCATCTGCTCAAGAAACACGAGTTCCGAGGTGATAACCTATGGATCAAAGGTCCTACCCGATGCGGTAAGACATCCTTGGTTCAGCGACTTAAATCACTCGGATGCCAAGTATTCACAGTCAACAACGAAATCGAATTCTTCGACGGCATCAACGACGAAACACAACTCATCGTCTTCGACGAATTCAAGGCACAGAAGAAGATCACAACCATGAGCGGTATCTGTGATGGTCACGATTGCCGCCTAAACATCAAAGGTGGCACCTACGAAGTGACACGTCCAATACCAGTTCTGATACTCAGCAACTTCACCTGCCAAGAAGCATATCACAAGAGTGATCAAGAACATTTGAAGACGTTAATTGGACGTTTCATCCACGTTGAGTACAAAGAAGGAGAACACCTAGCCATAACAACTACTTTACACTAAATGTACATTATGGTTATTATTCTTTGAATAACAACCTTGTAGTTAAGTAGAACCGATTGTACGCAGCATCGGAAATACCGATTACAAATAGGTACAATGCATATCGTGAAATGTCGCCGATAACGTTGGTAGTACCTTTATAATAGGTACAAACATCTAACTTTTTATAAATCTCGACACCAAAAATATCTTGAGCTCCCATAATGCCCTTGGTGTCGTCAATGGTAGGCATTACCCAATACCGATGAACCAGCGTAGTAAAACGAGCACGATTGTCGTACTTCGTAAAAGAATTTGGTGTCGCAGCTTCCAACATGTCAGTTACAGCAGGAACAGCTGCAGCAGGTGACGCATCAAGAATAACGTATAAGTCACTTCTGCCTCTCACCGTAGTTGCATCTACAGGAGTAATCTGACCACGAATCTGCAAACTGACGAACCTTGCAACATTACCATTCCTGGTAATGTTCGTAGAGCCAGTAGCAACGCCATTCAACAACGTAACAGTAGGACTAGTAGTGGCATCGTAGTAAGTACCAGCAACAGTTAGATGCTTAATTTCTGCCGACGCATTCGACAACGTAGCCAGTGTACGAACATCTTCTGCCGCAACCGGATACGTAGGATAAAACTCTTCGTCCACTTCTGGTTCCTCCTCAACCACATTCGACACACGCTTGGAAACATAATCATCCCAAGAGTTGCGGCCCGAATACGACTGGTATGTACGCTTACCAGAAGTCGTAGGCACAATGAACGACGACGAAGATGACGATGACGAATCAGGGGTATTCCATACACCTTCAATACCTTCTTCATATTCCTGCTCTAACGTCGGAGCGCTCTTAAACACCTTCCTCCCACCTTCAGGTTCAGCGTGACGCTTCCCCTTTCTTTCTTCAACAGGATCAAACATTTCACACTAAACCAGAATTCCAAAAAACAAAAAACGCATAATATCAATATGGAACTAGTTCCGATAAAGAAAATCAATTTCTTTACAATTATTTTCACCAGTGCGCGCCAGCGCGACGTTAACGTCGTAATCAATACGTGCGCTCCGAAAAACGCAGACGAACACTTACACGATACTTGGCGCAATCGGCGTCGGCTTGGTCACCGATGCAGACCAAATACATAGCACCCGTTGATATCGACGCAATGGCGTTGTCGTCCCCCTTGAACGTTGTGCGCAAGTTGATACGCTTTGAGATCGACACCGGCGAAATCGTCGGAGTCAAGGCGGCTGTGGCGTTGGTGGTCAACCCACCGACGGCGTGAGTTTGATGAGCGAGCACAACGAAACGTTCACGATAATTCAGGTTCATTGGAGAACCGGCAATTGATTGCACGAAAAAGTCGGTCATTGCAGGAACAGCTTCACCTGGTTGCTTGTCCCAAATAACGTAGACATCATTGCGGGATCCGATGACGGTGGCATCGTTGGGCACCAACGAACCGGAAACAATCACTTGCTTCCAAAAACATTGGCGACCTTCGCGGGTGATTTGAGATGAACCGGATGCAACTCCGTTGATTAACGTAACCGAACCGGTAGTGCCCGATTGGTAGGCAGCAGAATTTGTATCGAGATACTTCAGCTCGTCGCCGGTGGCATTTGCATTGGTGAAACGCATAGCACGCGCAGCAGCGGAACCGTACATTGCACCCCGGTACTTACTCACTGGTCCACGATAATACTTATTACGTGCACGACGAAAACGACCAGCTCGAGCAGCTCTTGACGGCACTCTGGATTTGTAACGATACCGACCAGAGCGGCCAAACGACGAACCAACACCACCAAATCTAGCACCGTAGCTTGACATGACACGAAAGGCATGCAAAGAAGAACAAACGAAAACTCCCAGAAAAAGTCCGAATTCCAAAAAACACACAAAATTCCTTACAAAACCTTTCTGACTTTTTTCTCAACTATTATATATACAACAAAATAAAGATAATCAATATAAACCTCGCTTCGCTCGGGACCTCGCTACGCTCGGTAAGGCGGCGGCGGCGGCGGCGGCGGCGGCGGTCGCTTCGCTCCTAAATACTCGCTCCCTGCGGTCGCTCGCAACCTAACATATTAAATAATTCTATTATATGCGTCTCCATATTTGATACTATGTCATTACGACGCTTTACATTTTTATATGTGACCATTGTTAGGGTTAACTTTCGGCAACCCTAGACTTGACCAAAGGGACCAGAAACGCGGGTGTAATACTAACCGACTAACCTTCGGTTGTCGACCCGCGTTTCTGGAGTGGGCGGTGAGACACATTAAAGTTTTCGTTACACTCGTTTAATGTCAACTAAATCACATTTATAGACAACATTTATAAACACCTAGCCCACCCGCCGTGGATCGTCCCCGGCTCCCCCGGAGCCGGGTATTGCGGACCACGGAACCCAAATTTATCTAATGGTTACCTAGGGATAGGGTTAGGGATAGGGATAGGGTTAGGTATACGATACTTGGTTAATTTTCTTTAAAAATTCTTACTTAGGGTTAACAAAGACATTCATGTAATTACAACTTCCTTTCCGTTTCCTAACTGGAAACGGGAATGTTCCGAAAACGGAACTAATTTCCTATTCCTCTTCTAAGAATATTCTTGTAAATCCAAGACTCGGATGGTTGATGCTTTTTACGTCATTCATTCGTTCGCTGCATCCGTTTATGAGTGACATCAAGGAGATATGGCAGACAGCAGAAAACGATCACGAGTATGCTAACCAACATTATTTTATACATGCTAACGTAAAGATAGTTTATCGACGATGAGTGTGATTGTAGTGGAAGCGGACACACCGACGACGACGACGTTAGTGACTGCGACACTTCTACGAGTGACGTGCATTTCATCGACGATTCGCCTGTGGAAGACGATTTCCTCAGTGAGCACCAATACATGCTTAATCGATTGCGTCGTGGAGATGACAAAGATATGCCAACAAATCTACATACAAACAAGAAACCCACTCTACAACGCACTGATTCTGATGAACGTCGGTTCGCAACGGCAAACGCCAGCGGATTTCGCCAGTACGGTAGTGACTCCCAGCCAATCTGCATTGATGACGATGCTCAACAAACAATAGTAGAACCATCAAAAAATCAACAAACAATAGTAGAACCTGAAACATGCAACTTCGAGCAATTCATCAATCGTTACGGTGGAGGATACAAGGACTTCGACGAACTCTACAGTATCTACTTAAGCAAATGGCATCCAGAAAGATTGACAACACGTACGGAACCAAAAAGTGAAGAAGAAAAGAAAGATGAAGAATGTTTACAACGCAAAAAGGATTTTGCAAAAAAAGTCAACAACGCACTACAAGAAGATACGCAAAAAGCCGATTTCGATCAACATTTGTACGACGAATACGAAGCTTGTATGGGACAACCAATGAAACCAGTTGATTGGGACACATTCGTCAAAGAACGTGACAAAGAGTTACGAGAAGAAGATGATGAAGAAATGGTGCACTCATCGGCACCAGTTGCCGACACTACCGAGTCGGAGCTGCCAAAAGGAGTGGTTACGCCAGTGTCTACACACGGATCAAAAGGCAAATTCCAATTACGCAACAAAATGATCGCGCTTACGTATCCTCAATGTGACATGGACAAACAGAAAGCAAAGACAATACTTGAAGGAATATGCAGCAAATGGGGTCCTAATGTTATTGTTGCACAAGAACGTCATACTGCAACAGAAGGACTACATCTACATGCATTCGTAAAATGTGATCAATCTATTACTGTAAGAGATACTCATTTCTTTGACTTGATCGACAACGAAAAAACATTTACAGCTCACATTGAAGTTGTAAAATGTTCACCAGCATACATCAAATACATTACCAAAAGTGACAAAGACCCAGCAAGAACACTGGGATTCCAAATAGACAAATATTTGGAAGCAAAAGAAAACAAAAAAGTATCCGTTTCATCAAAGATCGTTGAAGCAGTTAGAAACGGAGCAACTCTGCGAGATGTTAGAAACAACTTTGGCTCATTTATGCTTTTACATCAAAAGCAAGTAGCAGAGTTCATAACAAAGACAAGAGATGATGTGCGTCTACATGAAGCAACACTAAAATGGAAGAAAGTGTTGCGATTCGACGGTGTAATGAATCATTCATTCACCAACGCACAGATAGCAGGATGGTTAAACGACCATCTATTACAACAACACAAGTTCAGAGGAATGAACTTATGGGTCAAAGGACCAACAAAGTGTGGTAAAACAAGTCTAGTTCAACGTTTAATCGAACTGGGTTGCCAAGTATTTACAGTTAACAACGAAACTGAATTCTTTGACGGAATCAACGACGATACCCAATTAATCGTCTTCGACGAATTCAAAGCACAAAAGAAGATAACCACAATGAACGGATTATGTGATGGACACAACTGCCGCCTCAACATCAAAGGAGGAACATATGAAATTACAAGACCAATACCAGTTCTGATACTCAGCAACTTCACATGCCAAGAAGCATATCACAAAAGTGATCAAGAACATCTCAAAACACTACTTGGACGATTCATACATTTGGTAATCAACGAAAATGAACACATTGCAATTACAACTACAACTAAATAATTGTAAATTATTTTAATCTTCAGTATACAATATACGCATGTTGTAGTTCATACGAGACGTGTTGGCATTACTAATGCCAATGATAACAATGTACAAAGCACCGTATGCAATGTCGGCAATATCATCAGTATTGCCTTTGTAAACAGTAACACGATTCAACTTCTTGTAAATATCAACATCACAAACACAAAAATCACTCATCGTTGCACTTTGCATGCCCAAAGTAAAAACACGATGAACCAACGGTATAAACCGGTAACGACTGTCGTACTTTATGAACGACATGCCATTGGTGCCTTCGAAGAAATCATTAATATTAGGCAACGCACCAGTAGGTTGCGTATCATATATAATCCATATATGATTAACAGTATTTTTGTTTGCCTCAGCATCAGGGTAAAGCATACCCCGCAACTGTATTGATCTGAATACGACACGATTCCCATTACGTGTCACCGCAGTAGCACCAGTATTCAGACCATTCAAAAGATAACAGAAACCACTATTGAGAAACTCATCGTCCCAATCATCATGCTCAATATGCTTAACTTCTTCACCAGAAGCTAACGAACGCAAAAGAGCAACTTGGTTTGGCCTGACTTCATTGTTCACAACAATTTCGCCCTCAGGAGGATCATCCTCACCAGCGGGAACATCATCAGCGCCAACAACTTCTATATGACGCTTGCCTGGATACGCTTTCCAAGATGGAACGCCAGAATACTCTTCATACGACCGTTTACCAGAATAACTAGATGGGGTATAAAACGACGAAGAAGACGACGAACTTGACGAACTTGACCATACTCCTTCAATATCTTCTTCATACTCTTGCTCATCAGTAGGAGCACTCTTAAAACGTTTCGGAACGACGTCATCGGCGTGACGCTTACCTTTTCTTTCGAAATCAGGATTGTACATTCGCGAATTCCAAAAAACGCTTTTAGCATAGCCCTTAAGGACTTTTAAAAGGAAAACTAGTTTACATTAATGTAAAAAACTCTAGTGACGTCTTACGACAATATTAAATTGCCTACTAGTAGGCACGTTCCGAAAAACGTAACCGTATTGACGTTTTCAATAACGCACCAGATGCATCAGCCTGATCACCGACTGTGACCAAATACATTGCACCAGTCGAAATGTCGCCAATTGCATTGGCATCACCTTTGAAGGTTGTACGCAAATTAATGCGTTTAGTAATTGTGACAGGTTGAATGGTAGGAGTTAATGCTGTTGAATCAGCAGTCAAACCACCAATAACGTAGGTATTGTGTGCCAACACAACAAAACGTTCCCGATAATTCAAATTCATGGGTGAACCTGCCTTAGATTCGACGAACAAATCTGTCATGGCAGGAACAGCAGCGCCTGGCTGTTTGTCCCAAACGACGTAAACGTCATTACGCGACGCAATTGTAGTAGCATCTGCGGCAACGATGGTACCGTTGATGATGATCTGTTTCCAAAAACATTGACGACCTTCACGAGTAATTGAAGTATTGCCAGCGGCGATGCCGTTAATCAATGTAACAGCACCGGTTGTACCACAAGCATAATTTGCAAAATTCACATCCAAATACTTCAACTCATCACCAGTAGCATTTGCGTTTGTAAAACGCATTGCACGAGCAGCAGCAGAGCCATACATGGCACCTCGATATTTACTCACTGGTCCACGATAATACTTATTACGTGCACGACGAAAACGACCAGCTCGAGCAGCTCTTGACGGCACTCTGGATTTGTAACGATACCGACCAGAGCGGCCAAACGACGAACCAA